TCATGTAGTGAGCAATTTCCTTTTGTTTGTCACTGTTAAGCATTGATAGTGGTATACCTTTTTCTGGTAGATATGTATCATCATTATCAAAAACTATCTTTTTACCAGCTTTTTTAAGTAATACTGCTAGTTCTGATTTAATATGGTCATTAGGTCGTTGGAATACGATAATATCAGAGTCCATTGCCTTTTTGTAAAGTTCTTCTGTATCAAATTGTTTTCTTGAGAAATTATTTACTACAGTCATATTACCATATACACCAGGTAAATAGCCACGATAGTAATAACAACCGTCATATGCTGATGGTAGAAATAATACTTTCTTCATACTATTTCTTTAATGCTTCAAGAATAGCGTTTAACTTGTCGTCCATAGCGTTTACTTTCTTATCAAGTTCATCTACCTTTGCATTATTTGTGTTAGTTCCTTCACGAGTTTCAGGATAATCATCTCTAATCTTTGCTTTACCTACTGCTGCTGCGGCTTCTTGTTTATCTTTTTCTTTTTGTAAATGTGCTTCCCATGCTTCCATGTTTACTATTTGTCTTTTCTGTACAATCCAACCTCCTTTAGTTTCATCAAACCAGTCAATGATACCTCCCTGCATGTCTTTTACTATTTTGTTTTTAGATAGTCTTCCTACTACTGTACTCATAGTTATATTTAATTAGATTTGTAATGTTACAGTCTCAATGCCTCGCCCCCATCATTGAGACGAAAAGGGGCGAGATTACAACACTATACAACTGTTGCAGATGATTTAAGAACCACCGCTGCAGTATCTCGGTTTTCTACTACACCGTAGCACAAGTCTACAGTAACTAGATCACCTAAGTATTCGTGAACATATGATTGCTGCACGCGTACTCCTTCTGAACCTACCATACCAATACCTGCTTTAGCTGGCATTGACAATCGAGCCCAGTGGATTGCATCTTTGTGAGCAAGCACATTCAATCGTCCGTCAGAACCTGATTCTGTAGGTACTGCTGGAGTTACGATAACTGGAATACCATATAGCATAGCTGATGGTCGTTTGTTTCGAGGTTCTTCACTGTTGGTGTTTTGCCATAGAGTGAATTTGTCGATAATTCCAATTTGTCGGTAGAAAGTGTTAGGGTGTAGAATAAATGCTACATCTCCTGAGTAAATTCCTGGAACTCCTGCTGTTTCTAATGTTGCAATAGCTGCCAAAAGGTTACTGTCTGCAAGGTTTGTAGATGAAGCACCTACTGATTGTGAGAATCCTGAGAACAATGCTGCAATAGCAGTGTCCAAATCCTGTGCAACTTCGTAAGCTGCTCCTTCTGCAATTTTGTTTTGCAAGTAGTAAGAAGTTTTAAGCTGTGCTTTTTCTCGGTCTTCGATAACGAATGACGCTTCTTTCCAAGTAGACACTGTCAAAGTTTGAGTAGTGTAAGTTGGGCTTGAGCAAGCCCTGTTATAAGATTTTTTTAATTATCTTCTCCTATTTCTAGGAGTGTCGGACTATATCTTCACTTTCGTGTCGGGCGCTCGTGGGTGGGTTATTGATTTATCTTCTCACCACCTAGTCTCTGAACCTTACGCATACTTGTTGATATTTCTGCGTCTTGGCTGCTGATTTGCATATCCATTATGGACTTAGCGTTCCAGCAATTCACCCAATTTTCTATATAACCTTCTTATGATTAATCATGTGACACGTTCTGCATAGTGCAATTCCGTTATCTTCTTTATAAAAGAAATCGTCATATGAATCTAATCTTCCGTGCTTTGCTTTGTATTCTTTTACTAGTTTAGCTAGTTCTATAATGTGGTGGACTTCTACTTTTTCGTTAGAGTGGCAATTTTGGCAAGTGTTATTATCTCTAGTGAGTATAGTATCTATCCAGTCTTTATATTTTCGCTTTGATCGAATAGGTTTAGTTATTTTACCTAATCCTCCGTTCCATGCCCAGTGATTTTCACCACTACGATGTTTACCAGCGATTTTGTTTCCACACTTCTTTGAACAAGCAACTATTTTTGAGTTACGATCAGTTCCATAACTTTTCGTTGTGAAAGTCATATGGCAGACTTCACAATTCTTTGTTATGTTTCCTGTATTAAATCTAGGGTTTTTTTCTTTTTTCCATCTCCTAGATTTTTCTACTGCGTAACATTTCTGTGAACAAAAAGTATTTTTTCTTACTTTAAGTTCTGCAGGTTTACGATATACAATTTTGTTGCAAATTATGCACGATACATCCATACGTTACTATTGTAGCATACGTTGGACAAGAAAGCTATTAGCCCCCTCAAATTAAGGGTTACCTGTGCGTTGTTAGTCTTTGTGTTAGTTGAAAGAGCTGACAAGTTAGGAGTGTAAATTACACTACCACCTCCTGCTAATTCATCTGAACGGTCGATAAAGAATGAAGCAAGTGAAAGATTGTAACGGAAGTAATCGTTGATTTTCTGTCCGTAAATCTCTGGAATTGCTACATCTAAATCTGCATATGTAAATTGATCTGTTCCTAGAGCCATATATTATGTTAGCGACCCATCTTTTGTTTCCACATTTCTTTGAACTCTGCTTCTGACAATCCAGGAGTATTAAATCCTTTCTGTGTCTTAGCTGATGAACCTTTTGAAGTTCCCATTGATGCTTTTCGAGATTTCTCTTCTGCTTCTTGTTTCTCTTTCCAGAGTTTGAAAACAGTATCTTTCTGTGCGTCAATTAATGACACTCCAGAGATAGCGGAAACCTTTTTGAGCATATCAATTTCATCTTCTTCAAGTCCTTGAGCTTTCAATACTGTTTCTTCGATGGATACGCTGTTATTATTGTTATTATTAATTACCTTTTTAACTTCAGGTTTGGTTTCCTGTTTTGACTTAGCGTGATCATAAGCAATAGCTTTTCGCTTTAGTTTATTCAACTCCGCTTTTGATAAAGTTACTGAATCGTCTTCTGATTCTTCAACTGTATCTTCTGATGTTTCTAACTCTTCTTCCTCTAATACGACATCTTCGTTTAGATATTCATTAGTATTTTCCATAATGATAAGGATTAAACGTTTTGGTGGGACGATACCCGTAATAATAACTTTTTTGACTATGGGAAAGATAACCCAGGATATTAAATTGTATGGTCTACTTTGTCTGATTCTGGTTTGATACCAAGTTCAGATTCAAGTGATTGAAATGCTTTTACTAAAACTTGTTTAGCACTTGCAATATGTTTGACTTCATTACCTGCATATGCGTGAGTAATGATTTCTTTTTCTAAAATATCTATTACTGCTGACTGTACGTCTGCGAGCATGTGTTTATCATTTACGAATCGTTTAACAGTTTCCATATTATTGAGCAGGTTGTGCCATTGGTTGTTCTGGTAATTCTTGTGGTGGTAATGCTTCCTGTGCAGGAGCTGACATATTAGCACCCATACCTAGTGAAATAGGTGAGATACCAGAGCCTGATACTTCGAGTATTTTTGCAAATATCTTAGACAGTGTAGGGTCTGTTAATACTTGTGGAGCTTGTGCTGCAGTAGTTAAGATATTGTTTAGAGATTCAAGGATAACTGCTTTATTTTTCTGTTCACCAGTTGTAATAATAGTTACTTTTGGTTTCCAGTTACCATAGAATTTCTTTGGAATATCAAGGAAACGAATGTTTTTGCTTTTCTTTAATAGTTCTTTTTCTGCTGATACGATTTGAGCATAGTCTTCTGCATATACTGGTTTACCAGATAGAATCATTTTCATTGCTTCTTCGTTAGCACGATAGTTAGTAAATGAATCATCAATAGCTGCCAATTCTTCTGCTGTAAACTCTGCTGACAAGATATGAGCTTTGTTGAACTTACTCATTAAGAATGGAATAATCCACTCTGTGAATACTTCTACTTGGAAGATTCCCATTTCTTCACGGCGATAATCAAACATTGAGGTAGCTTCTTGGTTTAAGATTGCTACTGTTCGGAACGCTGTACCTGATGGCATAGTTTCACCTGTTGCTGCGTTGAATGTTGATGTAGTCTTTTCTAGTTGTGAATCCCAAGCCTGTACTAATGCACGATATTCAGGTAATGCATTTGTAATAGTATTTACTAATGACAAGTCTGAACCTTGTGTAATGTGAATGATTTGACCATTGTCTACTTCTGTAAGTACGTTATTTTGAATACTTGGGTCAGTTGTTTTAAAGATAACCTTAGAACCTAACTCCATAGCTTCTTTTTCTTTTACTACTGCATCATTTACCCAACGTTGTGCTTCAAATCCGTCTTCTACGATTCCACGTCCTAATCTTCCATTTACCTTTTCCCATGATAGAGATTTATAAGGCATAATATCAAGGAACTCATGATATAGAATATTGGTAGACTTGTTAGACTTACCTTTCATATAAAGGAAGAATTTTTGAATCTTGAATGTATATTCATCTCCACCATCTGGTGACATAGATTCTGGCATATATCCAGTTACTTCAAGTACCTCAAGTCTTCCGTCTGATGTCTTTCGTGCTTCATCAATAGCTTGTTCCACTCCTTCCCATACTCCTATTTTTTCTGATAGCTCTTGGTCATTCATGAAATGCTTTTCAATTACCAAGTCATCTGGGTCATTTGGGTCTACTATTACATTACGCCAATCTACGACATCAATCTTTAGTTTTTCTTCTCCGTCATCATCTTCAATACAACGTTTGATAAGTACTTCCCCGTATTTAGCACGAGTAGCACCCATTTCGTTTAATGTCTTTGCATAGTTACTGTCTTTCATCCAGTTGTATACTTCCTTTTGTAATAGGAATGACATGGGCATGAATTGTGGCTCGTCTGCAATAATCTGAATATCTTTTGTATCAATATCAGTTGCTCGTGTTGCTACGTTTACTCGGAAGTTTACGATATTATAGAAAGGTTTTTCTTTACCTCTGTGGTCTTTAGAACCAGATAGATACTTACTTTCAGTATAATAAATAACCTTCTTTAAGGTCTCTTTTGGATTATAGGTTAGTCCTTCAATAATTTGAATATTGCCGTTCTCCCATAATTCCATTTTCTGTTTTAGGTATTTTGTAATATCCATATAAAAAAGGGAAATAGCCTGTTAAGCTATCTCCCCGTCTTTCGGTGAAGAATTATTTGTTTGATAAAACTATCTTTTGTGATTTGTGAACTAGATAAGTGTCGTACTTGCCGTATTGGTCTGTACTTATCTCTATTTTACCATAAGGAGGTAAACTTCGCAACAATTTTATTATTTCCATTTCATTGTGAGTGAGTTCCATAATTATATTGAATGGTCTTGCGACAACTTATGACGTGTTATTAATCTATCCATAATCCTTTCCTTATCGTATTGCTTAGGTGCAAGTGATGTAAACGCATAACGTACTGCATCAAGTGCGTGATCTAATCCACTCTCTGGTTCATTTAGTATCTTACCTTGTTTATCTGTTGCCCATAAGTAGTTACGATATTCTTTAATGATATTATCTGAACGTTTAGTTACTGATATACGCTGTTGTTGTACGAATTGAATACCTTGACTGATAGAACCTGCACCTTTTACAGCAGGCATCATGTTAATTCCGTACAATCTAATCTCATCAATACTTTTAGGCTCTGCACTATCTGCAATAACCATTACTTGGTCTTGGTCTTTAATAACGTCAGCAATCTGTTTGTTGCTCATTCCTTTTTGATAACATACTTCATCTAGGATATAACCTCCATTGTAATAGTAAATGTCTACAATAGCTGTTGGGTCGTTGGTATATCCAAAGTCTAATCCTCTACGTTCTAGTCTTGCTTCGTGTGGTATCTCATCAATGATCTGCCAGTCTTTATAAATCTTACCTTCGACTTCTCCTAGCTGTCCTTCTCCGTATACTTGCCACCAACCTTTACGATTCTTACGCTGTTCAATAGACGCTACAATCTCTGGTGAGAGTGCTTCGTTGTCTTTATAAGTTAATATAACTTTTTCCCAGTCATCACGATTAGGTATTACTTCAGTAAATAACCAGAACTCATTAGTTGGGTTATAGTCTAGGTAAACAAACTCTTTAGTACGTACCTCTAGTTGGTCAAAGGCATCAAGTGTACAGTTGTTAGCTTCGTTCATGAATAATCTGTCTCGTCTTGCTCCACGTAACTTGTCACCATTGTCTGTAGAAAAGAACTCCATCTTGCTACCAGTTTCGAACGTATAGATACTATCTGTTGCGTTCCATAGTGCATCTTTCCAGTAACCATGTGCAATCATTATGTTTCTAAAGTCTCGAATTGCTCCACGTTTTAGGTGTGGGATTGATTCTGAAACTACACTTGTTAATGTTGGTTTAGTATCTGACTGGCATAAGTTAATTAACCATAGCAAGATTGATATAGTTTTACTAGCTGATGTCCCCCCCTGTGCTATTCGTATCTTCTTGGTCATCTGGCTTATTTTCTTTAGTGATGTCGTTGCTTGATACATAGTTCATTAGTATTGGTGTTGGTAATGCTTCACCATCTTTACCTGTTTGTTCTTGACGTTTACTGTAGTGACGTTTGTTTAATGTTTCTAGTGCAAACTTACTTAGGTCTGCTCTGATTCTTTCGTCTTCACCCTCTAATAGTTGTTCAAGGTTAGCTTCTGCTTTCAATAATATCCTTTCGTGTTTATATGATAATAGCTTGTCTGCAAAGCTTTGATAATTCTTCCATTTCCAATAACACCAAGTATCATACGGAACTCCTATACTTTCCGATATGGTTTTCTCATTTGCACCATCAAGATACATCTGTTTAATTTTCAAGACAACTTGTTCATCGTCTAGTACACTTGGTCTTCCTACATCTTGTTTCATACATACATTATACCAAAAAACCTGCTGTGTAGCAAGTTAATTAGTTAGCTTTGATAGCATATACTGCTTTATTTGATTATGGTTCCTAATAGCGTTTGTTACCATTGATACACCATGTTTACGATAGAAGAATAAATATTCAGGAATAGTAATTACTTTATAGCCTGCTTTTGTAGCTCGTAGCCATAAGTCCCAATCTTCGTA